TTTGACTTTTCATATTTTATGCGTTAGTTCCTTTTGTTGGGGCTCCGTTTCCTGTGGCTGTAAATGAAAAGGTAGATGCTTCATTATAATTAGCGTCCCATGTGGTATTTGTTAGTCTACCATCAAATTCGTAATAAATATCTCCGGTTTCTTCATTGCCGAATTTAAACGTGGCCTCTGTGCCAGCTATCAGTAAATCAAAAAGATCAATGCCCCCGTAAGAAGCATCAAAAGCCATAAACCCCGATCCTGATAATTCAATATTTTTACCTCCTGTTAGGTTTTTAGCCCAATCGCCAGACCCTTTACAGTTGATTGGTATCGTTTCAGCATTAAATACTAAACTTGCCGTATCCCCACAGGCTATAACATTACCACCAACGCTAATGCCTATTATATTTCCGCTTATTTCTCCTGCTGTTGCCATTATTTTTTACTTTTTGTTTTGGATTGAAATAAATTTTTATATGATTTTTCAGGTTTAGCTATACCCTCGTTTACTAATATAATAGCCATGCCCCATGAAATATGTGCTTTATCCCCTTTTTTTCTGGGTTTAATATTATTGTCCCAGTCCTTTTCAAAGACAATAACACACCCCATACAGTCATGCGTTACGTTGCCCTTTGTATCAGTTTTATAGTAACTCATTGTTTTTCTTTAATTTTCAGATACTTTATGCCTTAACCTTATTTGTTTAATTATTGTAACACTACCGTCTGTGTCAGAATTTTTAAATGATGTTGTATTTTCTAATATAGCCCCGTGTACATCAACATAATTAGTCATTGATAACTTACCTATCAATATAAACATTTCAATAGCTATATTATCATTTGTTATTTGTCCACCGTACCCCTCATTAAAATTGGTTTCTATCTCAAATAATACCGTACTTTCTACTGAATCCCTGCCTTTGCACCCATCATCAATGTTGGTTTGCTCAGTAACCACTATATAAGGCCGTGGTGTCCTTTGCGGGGCAATCATGTCATAAACGGGTATATTAACCGTGTCTACAATAATATTACCCTGTAATAATGACACATACGCCTGTCGTACCTCTAAGCCTGGATCTATCACTTTAGTTTCATAATTCGTTTAACATCCCTTATAAACCTTGGTCTTTCCTTTGCAAAGGCCTTATACAAATAAGGCTTTTTCCTTTCAATGTAAATAGCGTAATTAACACTAGTTGTTACCTCGGCTCCTATAACATCCCCCTTATCCCTGTTTATCTTTAAATTAGTTGATGACCTTGCCCTACCTGTATCAACTAATATGTCCCTTCTGGCTTCTGTGTGAATCTGTAACCCACCTTTTATAACTCTCTTTCCAACCTCTTTAATTTTATTCTTGCCGTACTTCCTAAAGTCTTTTAGCAACCCCTCAATTTCATCACTCGATATACTAACCTTTAGACTCATATATAATCATTTCAACATGTTCATTGAGAAGATCCACATTAACAACACTATGAATATTAAATGTTTTTCCTCTTATTATTAACCTTTCCGTATTTTGTACAGAACCGATAGTTATTATATCGTCAGTGTACCAAGTTTTAAACCTTGACGGAGATGACCCTAACAGCCGATTAAGTTCAAGGCCGAAATTCCCGTCAATTGTTTCAAACTTTCCATAAATATCTTTAACAACCTCCCACGTTCCTACTGTGCCACCTGCTGTATCATCCGACAAAATAACCCTTTCTATAGTTCCGCACTCCTTATAGTCCTCAAATATCATACTAAAAGAATGTTTTTCTTTATAACATCTAGAATATCCCTAGACCGATTTGATAACTTAATATAATTCTCTGATTTATTAGTAATACTAGTGCCGACCTCCCTTAAAATAACCTCTCTTATTATATCCGGCATTTCACCAATAAAGTTATTTATACCAGCACTAGTTACATCTACAGCACTACCTGACAGTGTTAAACTAACTTGAAAAGTATCCGTTGTGCTATTGATGATATAATAATCGGTATAAGTACTCAGTCCTGTTGGCAACGTGTCAACCTCTGTAACCCTTATCTTATCATCATCACTAAAAGGATGGTTAAAAACAGTAAATACATCAGTGGTATCATCTACGGTAAAAGGCACTAAATAACCAGCTTGAAATAATACCTTTACCCCTGTCTGGTAATTGCCTGATACAGTGACAACGTAGTTAGGGTAAATCTTTTTAATGTCAAGGCCTTTAACGTAATAATCCGAAGCTGTTAATATAGTATCCTCATCTCTGAACGTCCTTGTAACACTCTCAATTTTGTTTACAGGGTCATAAGGAAGTTCTACAAAATATGGGGCTCTTTCCCATTCTGCCAATACCTGTTTATTGACAATGTAAGACCCTAAATACTCCTCAATCTTATTGATCGCTGATCTGATCAACAAAGTTATCTCACTATCCTTTTTGTCACAGACATAATTAAGATATTCCTTAACCTGGGTTAAAGTAACCGGAAGCTTGCCGGAATCACTAGTTATTTTAACCGTTAATCCTGTTGCCTCCTCTATATGTGCTGCTCCAAATAATCTCATTTTAAGTCTTTGGTCTTTTTAGACGCCTTTTCTTCCTTCTGAATCTGCCTAATTATATCCTGTTCTTCATTTTCTAAAGCCTTTCTTTTAGCTAACTTTTCCGGTGATGTTATAAAATCTGTTCTTTTCTCCATAGTAATAAAGGGGGCTATTAACCCCCGTTAATTTTATACTTTAGCCGCTGCAATTGCTGCGTCAAAATCAGTTGATTTTACAAATGAATTAGGCCTATAAACAGTGTTACACAATCTTTCTTCCGTTACAATTGTAACCATATTAACAATAGCGTTGTCCCTGTCTTGGTCGTAAAACCTTACATTTGCACTCATTCTATCCCATAATTGAGTTCCCCTTACAAAATCTCCCACTAAGAACGAATTCTCAGCAATGGCAGTATTTTGAATTATGGGAATACCTCCTATATTAGGATTGACACCGTTGTAAACAGAAGGATTTAAATAGTTGTTTTGTGAATCCTTAAGAATTGACATTTTAGCCACTCTCGTAGGGTGCAACAAAATTCCTGTTGCACGATAATGAAGGATAGCCACTTGCTGAACGGCAAACCTTAATATATCGTATTCGGTTGCTGCCGTGTCAGTAAATGCATCAACGTAAGTAGCTGCATTAGGGATGATACCGTCAAGGTTTTGCCCTGTATTGTCGCCCGTTAATATTTGATTATCTTCAACATCTTTCAAATCATCCATTCCCCTTGTACTTAGGTAAGAGGATAAAAAAGAAATATCGTCCATCATTTCCTCAGGAACCCTAAAGTAAGATGCAATTTTTCTAACCGAACGGTCAACAGTAAGAAGATCCTTATCAATTTGCGGTTTTGCTCCTCCTTCAGCTACCATTGTAGCACCTCCCTCTCCTCCTGATTCTTGGATAAATCGAATTAGATTTGAATTAGTAGATCCACCACTAACCAATGTCCTTATCCTTACAGGGTTGGCAGGGTCATAAAATACACCAGGCACACGTGTAGGTGCTACCACCTCACCAGTTAGATGAGTAGAACTGCCCATGTCGCCAACGACCTTGTAATCCAAATTGAACTCTATAGGTGTTTTAGCTCTGTTTCTTGAAATTTTAATCTCATCCTGATTTTTGTCAATCAAGTTTTTAATGCCCTGAACCATTGTAAGGGTTTTGCCCTCCCCTGCTGATTGCTTTTGAAGCTTAATATCAAGATCATCCAAATGATCCTGCATGACCTTTTGTTTTTCAGTCGCTTCTTTTTCCCTTTTCTCGATAAGCTCACTTAGTTCTGTGTGCTTTACCGCCATGGCTTTTACTTCTGATACGGTGTCTTCATTAGACTTGCCGTTTGTCTTATTTTGCTCCTCAAATGCTTTAAACCTTTCCTCTAGGCCGTCAGCTATTTTTTTGATTTCTTCTCTTACTTCCATTTGTTAGTTATTCAAAGATGATTTAAAAATATTTAATAATTCATCCGACTTTTTAGCTTCAGTGGTCTCCGGCTGGCTTAAGTGGTTTAATAATGACTTAAGTCGTATTTCAACGTCTTGTAAATATTGATCTGAAAAAGATCCTACTCTTAGTTTTTGCTCTAATGAATCTATTTCTGAATAGATGTCTTTTACAGATACGGTTGGGGTGTTTTCATTAGCCCCCCACGCATTGAGTGTAGAACCCTCCCATAATCGGCCTTCTGTAATTATTTGAACGTCTTTATGTTCGTGGCTCTTCATAATTTCAAAGCCGTGTGAATGTTCGGTTATAATCCCCTGCTCATATTCAATTAATGTGTCCTTACCTAATGTAGTATTAACTAATTGTGACCGCATTAAAACCCCAGTGCTATCTTCAATAAGCTCTATTATCTTGCCTGGAGTTAATGATGAGTTATGATTTTTAAAATGCTTAATTCTTGACTTGTGGCTTTGTGGTCCCCTCTCTTTTATCGATTTGGTATAAGCCCCTTTTTGGATTATGTCCCCGTCCGAGTCTTTATTACCAAAGGAAACAATATAAGCTGATATTATACCCTGTGTTGTATCAATATCTTTTAAGGTTAATTCGTTGTCCTTATAGAGTATCATCACTTTTTTGTATGTAATGATAGCCAATATCTATGATATATCAAAATATGACAGTGATTATAACAAAGAATACGTTTCAACACACCTACAGTTTATAACATTTTCAGCGCTGCCGTTTGGATCTCCTGGATGCCTCAGTAATTGTCCTCCTACTTCATAACTGCCTTTTAATGATATTTGTTGCCCATTAACCGCTCCATGATGAGCCCTTTGCCGACC